CACATAGAAAGATATGCACCAGAGATGAATTTGTAGCTAAATTTGATGAAGTTCATGACAACAGTGAAGATTACATCTATGAGTATGTCTCTGCGAATGAGTGGAATGACAATAACCCAGAAGAGGTGTATTTTAAAATAAGTAAGAGGCAAGTTTCTTACGATAATTAATTTGAGGAGTTTATATTATGGCAGAAATAATTTATGTTATGCAAGATTTTATACAGACTTATGATAATGTATTGGACAGACAATTTTGTAATACATTAATTGAGAAATTTGAGGAGTGTGATAACAATCAGCGAAGTTCCTTCGCTTCAAGAAAAAACAGACAATTCACAGAGGTTCGACTTCATGATAACATGGATTTCTTTAAAGATGAATATGAGACGTGTCTTAATGCATTTACCAGCATCATAGAACGGTACAAAAAAGACTTATCAATTGGTGTTCTCGAAACGGGTCCAAAGCAGTATATGAACGGCTTGTGGCCTAAAAAGTATGGTATGGAAGGTATTAAGATTAAGAGATACCTTGATAATGATACTGACATGTTTAACTGGCATGTAGATGTTATGGATGGTGTCTCAAACCAAAGATTTTTAGCATTCTTTATCTATTTGGATGACAATGAAGCTGGTAGCACAGGATTTGTGCATAAAAAAATTGATTGTGTCGCTGGTTCAGCATTACTTTTTCCCCCAATGTGGAATTACTTGCATCGTGGCAATAAACCTATTAAGAAACCCAAATATCTATTGCAAGGTTATCTTCATTATCTAAGTCCAGAAGCACTTGGTGAGCCAAGTTACTGGGAACTTGAAGGTGTAGAGAGACATTTCCTCGCAGGCAAGAAAAAAGAAGCTATTGAGAAAATTCACGAACTTCATGAGAAGTTTCCTAATAGTGAAAAAGTAAATGATATGATGGAAAGAATCAATGAAGGATGATTACAGATTTGTTGTAAATAAAGACAATGAGGATATGGCTTGTGTTTGTATAACAAATGGGGGTGAGTTTGATGGTGTCATATACAAGTATGGTGCGGTGACAATTCCATCTGGATTTAATGAAGAAGGGAACTTGCCTTTTAAGTTTGAGTTTGATATAATAGATAATTATGGGTTGCAAAATGAGCGATTTGATGAGAACTTTTTTACCCTCATAGGTGATATTTTAGTAGATATTATTGACACTCAAACATCAGAGGACATAGATGATGAAGAGGAAGAAGGCACAATCTAGATTTTTGGAGGTATTTAGTCCTACCATAATGGAATCTACGGTTCCCAAGAGATTTATAGACATTGTGAATGATACTGGTGATGCTGTTTTAAGTGATGAGCAGAAGAGTGTCAAGTGGGATTGGTCACATAAGCTCGTTGGTAAGGTGAGCAAAGAGATTCAAATACCTGTAGCAAATAGTGGTGACAGAGATTTTCTGTTCAAGGTCATGAGGCAAGCGTGTTTAGATTACCTCAAGTACATCATATCAAAGAATAGGTCATACAAGTGGATTGAGATTGCCAATGATGGTGTGCAACCCACACTTGACAATATTCATTTGACACATAGTTGGATTGTCAGTCAGTATGCTGGAGAGTACAATCCATACCATCATCATAGTGGCGACTTCTCTGCTGTAATCTATCTGAAGATACCACCAAAGATGCAAGAGGAGCTTGACAAAGAGTTTGAAGACCACTATCCTACTAATGGACTCATTGAGTTCATGTATGGTGAGACACAGGACATGAGGAGCAACTATTTGAAGTTTAAGCCAGAGGTTGGGAAGTTGCTGGTGTTCCCATCATATCTTAAACATTTTGTCTACCCCTTCTACAGTGAGGGTGAGAGAAGAAGTATGAGCTTCAACGCTCATATGAAAGTGTGATATAATTGCAACAAAATAATGCTTGACAAACCTACTGAATGATGCGATAATGGTTATAGTGAGAAAACAAAGAGGTTGTTATGAATACTATTGATGAAATGATTGCGCCTTTAGTGGAACGTCTTGCCACTAGAGTTGAAGATAAATGGATTAACTCTAGATATGAAATAGTTAAGGCTGCTGCAATGACGCCTAAAGGTGATTTCGGGGAAGAGGTCACTGCCACTTTGATAAAAGAACTTGTTGGTATGCCCGCAGAGATTATCAACGGTGGTAAAGGAGAATTTGATATTCTTACTGAGTCCAAAGTTACATTTGAAAACAAACTTGCCACTGAAGACACTCATGGTGGGTTTCAGTTCAATGGATTGAAAAAAGATGTAGATTACGACTATGCTTTCTGTCTTGGTATTTCGCCCAATGATTTGTGGTTTGGTATTTGGACTAAAAAAGAAGTGGAAGAACTAACCACATCTATGACCAAAGATGGGTCTGACAGTTTTAAATTGTCTGCAAGGAAATCGGCTCGTGCCAAATACAGTGTAATGCCCCTTACACCGGAAAACTTTAAACGTGAGGTATCAAAGATTGTCTAGTGCATGGGATGGTTTAGTAAATAACAAATATAAAACAGAGTTACCACATTATGCAATAAACAAAAGTTTGCCTGCCGATAGCTATTTTACATCAGGGGAAACTGCTCAAAAATGCATGGATATTATTGATCGGATAATACCAAATAATAATTATACTTATATTGAACCATCTGCTGGTGAAGGGATATTTTATAACCTTTTACCAGCAGATGATCGTATAGGAATCGAACTGCATGATCGCAAATGTCCAGAATTTATACAAGCAGATTACCTAACATGGTATCCTAAAGAAACTGATAATTATGTTGTTGTTGGTAATCCACCTTTTGGTGTTAGAGGTGCAATTGCTCTTGCCTTCATCAATCGTTCTTTTTTATTTGCAGAATATGTTGCATTTATATTGCCCATGTCATTTCATAGTAATGGTAAGGGGAGTAATATGAAAAGAGTTAAGAATGGTCAGCTGATTCATTCAGAAATTCTTTATGGAGAATCATTTTTTTCCCCAGATAATAATAAAGAAATTAAAGTTAACACACTGTTTCAAGTATGGAAAAAAGGAGAAGGTAAAGGAATATTTCCAGATTATGATATATCAGAGTATGCAGAGATATATACTGTCTGTTCATCACCAGATAGGTTATGTGGGTTGGAAAAAACTGGTACTTGGTGCAGAATAGATGCACAATATGACCAAAATACTAATCTAGAAAAGTATGATTTTTATGTGTCATCCTCATTCTTTGGAGAAAGTCTCCCAACAGTTTATAATTTTAAAGATGTAAAATATGGCTCTGGTTATGGTGTCATATTAAAAAAAGATAAAGAGGTCATACTTAACAAAATAGATAATATAGAATGGAATGATTATTCTTCATTAGCGACAAACAGTTGTAAACATATTCGTAAATATGCTATAGAGAAGTGTTTGTTTGATCTTGGATATGGCAAAGAACAAAGTGTTGGCACACTAGAGGAATATATGAATGACAACGATTGAACAAACGATCTTGACAAATCTGATATATAATGAACAATACACAAGAAAGGTGCTGCCCTTCATCAAGGGTGACTATTTCTCTGACAGAACAGAACGAACTGTCTTTGAAGAGATACAGAAGTTCGTAGATAAGTATAACGACCTACCTAATCGAAATGCTCTAGAGGTCGAACTGGACAGTCGTAATGACTTGAATGAGGATGATTACAAACGAGTGTTATCAGTAGTTAAAACCCTTGAAGAAGACGATAATGCGAACTTTGATTGGTTAGTGGAGACAACAGAAGATTTTTGTAAAGATAAGGCGGTATACAATGCAATTGTGGATGGGATTAAAATTATTGATGGAAAGGATAAAGAACGAGGTGTCGATTCTCTGCCAAGTATTCTTACTGAAGCCTTGGCTGTTGGTTTTGATAACCGTGTTGGTCATGATTACCTATGCGATGCAGATTCCCGCTTTGAGTTTTACCACAAGGTAGAGGATAAGATACCATTTGATCTGGACTTCTTCAATCGTATCACCAAGGGTGGATTACCACAGAAGACACTGAACATTGCCCTTGCAGGCACTGGTGTTGGTAAGTCGCTGTTCATGTGTCATATGGCAGCAAACTGTCTAAGCCAGAACAGAAGCGTCCTATACATCACTCTGGAGATGGCTGAAGAGCGTATAGCTGAACGTATTGATGCAAACCTCATGAATATCTCTATAGACGATTTGCATGAGTTACCCAAGCAGATGTATGATGATAAGATGAAGGCCATTACACAGAAAACAACTGGACATCTTATCATCAAGGAATACCCTACTGCATCAGCACATAGTAACCACTTTCGAGGACTGATCAAAGAACTTGCTATCAAGAGGTCATTCAAACCAGATATCATCTTCATTGACTATCTAAACATATGTGCATCATCACGATTTAAGGCGAATGGAAATGTCAACAGTTACATGTATATCAAGGCAATTGCTGAAGAACTTAGGGGACTCGCAGTTGAAACAAACGTCCCGATTATGTCGGCTACACAGACCACAAGGAGCGGGTTCTCCAATAGTGATGTGGGTCTGGAAGATACGTCAGAATCTTTTGGTCTGCCTGCTACGGCTGACCTCATGTTTGCGCTCATTAGTAATGAGGAACTTGATGAACTGAACCAGATTGCGGTGAAGCAACTCAAGAACCGATACAATGACCCTACCACCAATAAAAGATTTGTAATTGGTATTGACAGAGCGAAGATGAAGTTGTATGATGTAGAGGATGCACAACAACAAGGTCTTGCAGACTCTAATCAAGATACACTTGCACAACCAGTGTTCGACCTCACTGATTTTGCATCAGAGACAGATTTACCGTGGAAGGTGTGATATGTTTATGGATAAATTAATGGATAACTATGAAATCTCTCATTTACTTAGAACAACAATGAACTGGCCAGAAATTTTTGGTACAATTGATGCTTTAAAAGTTTTTGAGGGTGATCAGCATAATTTTATGAAAAGTGATATACAAGAGAAGTCAGCAGAAAAACATAGTGGTGGCTTACTTAAATATATTGGAAATAGAAATACATCCATTGGAAAAGATTATGAGGGTCTTAATGAGTTAAATGGTCTTATATTTGAATCTAAAGCAAATAAAACCCTGATACAAAAGACGAAGATTTATACCAAAGCCTTCACACTAAAGAATTTTCAAGGAAATTCCACTGGCATTCCAGAACAGACTTTCGATTATTTATTTGCATATGATTGTAGCAAATATACAGTATTACTTGCTTCTTGGGATGTTTGTATGAATAGTATGCATTTAAAAGAGAATGATGCAACTATAACAACTAGATTGGTAACTGCTCAATGCGATGTTCTTGCTAGAGATGTTATTCCCGTTAAAAAGGATGTTGATATGCTCGCAGAATATGAAATAATGGCCAGTAAGGCAATGTGATGTATGAACTAAAGGACTATCTCAATGCGATAAACTCTACTAAAGAAAAGCTTATGGATGATGAGGATGAGACATGGGAGAAGAAATACCCACCATTCATCGTAAATAAGTGTGTTGCACCATTTCAAGACACAATCATGCTAGTGAATGAGATTAACCAGTTACACC